GTCTCTTGCTTTAATTGGTTTTCCACCAGCACATAATGAAAGATCATCGAAGAACTTTTTATCATAAGAGTATCGATTATCTATATCAGAACTAAGACTTACATCATAACCTCTGTCTTTAGCGAATCTAAGAACCTCATCTTTAAGACCGTGAGGTATGGTCTTATTCATCTGATTGTAAAGACGAATTTTTCCATCCCATAATTTATTACGATATGCTGGCATGAACTTATATCCATCCGCATAGAAAGTAAAATATTCGGATAGTTCTCTAAGAATACCAGAATCTTCAGATGCTACACTTAAAAGAGACTCGCTCTTCTTTGATAGATATACAGTTTCATTCATTACATACCAGAAGTAAACTTACGAAATTCAATTATATTCTTGATGTGGGAATGTCTCCACCTAATGTTATTCATTATCTCCTCAAGGGTATCAATGATTGATTTCTGGTAATCGATTCCTGCTTTTACTTTCACCAAATCTTCATCAGTTTCGTAATACATACTCATCTCTGATTTCAATGGCTTCGACATACCTTGGAATGGATCATAAGCCCACCCTCTTTCATCCATGTCGGATTTGGTCATTTTACCAGTATAGTAAAGCCACTTATCCTTCTTTATTTTCTCTAAATCAAACTCTTTCTTTCTCAGTTGTAGTTTTGAAAGAGAATATATTTCGAGATATTTGGCATGCAACTTTGATGTCTTTACAGTATCTTCATCAAGCGCGCTATCATCAATAACAGAATCTATCTTCCAAGATTCCAAAATATCATTTAAACTCATCATATAAGTTTATTTATACGAACTTAAACTCATCATACCTGAACTCGGCCGCAGCCTGTAGGTATTCAACATCGGTTGATTGTGTGGAGAATTCTAGCGCCGCGACACTTGTGCAGAATAGATTCTTAAATTGGATTTGTTTATTTATGTTTTGATGACTAGTAAGAATCATCAATGTAGCATCATATACTGTTGGCTTACCTGAATCTCTATTATCAGTAATCCATTTGAATAATTCTTTGTATACCTCTAAATCTTCATCGATTGCTACTGTAAGAGATAGTCCGCCAAATGTAACATCACCTGTAAAATATCCCTTATACTGTTTTATATTACCTTGAACCTCACCTAAGGATAAATCTGGAAGGGTAGCAGCAACACAAAAGAATTCAAGATTAGAAAGTTTATCTCTATTAATAATAAGCTTGAATCCCGTTGGCGACAGGAAATTATAATTACTTGTTAGATTTGACATAAAGTTATTTATATAAAAAGAAGGGGCCCCTTGCGAGACCCCTTCAAATTTATAATGGTAAGATTAGATCTTATCCAAGGTTGATGTTCGAGATAGTGAATCTGCGGAAATATGCATTTGCTGCATTATCACCCAATTCACTTGCACCTGTAACAAAAGGATTCTTGACCATGCCGTAGCGAGTCTTGAAACCAATCTTAGGTTGGAATGTTGCTTCATCAACTGCACGAACCATAGTGAGTGGTACGTATGGGCAGTAGAAGAGACCAGCATCATATGGATTTGATCCACGGAAACCTACGGTAGCGTAATCAGTAGCTGAGTAAGGATCAACATATACCTTAAGGCGACCATTAAGGACACCGGCGAATGTATTACCAGTTGCATCTACTTGCAGATTAGCAGCAAGTGCAGGAGTGTAGTCAAGTTGACCAGCGGCTGCAAGTGCGGAAGCTACATTAGCAGAGCAGATAACAAAGTTACCTTTACCACGGCGAGTATTCTGAGCGATTGCATTTGCTTCGATCTCCAATTGGAAGATCAAGCTCTTGAACTTCTCAACAGACCAGCGACCATCAGCATGAACGTTGAGGTCGAAATCACCTGCAGGAGATTCTGCGATGTTTCCGAGTCCAACCTGTGCCTTAGAATTGATTGTGTTGATAACTTCGCGATTGATTTCAGCAAGGATTTCAGTCGAGAGGATGTTAGCAAGTTCGCCTTCAGCATCGAGACCGTGAACAGCCTTGAGATCTTGAGCAAGCTCCATTGTGTATTCAGCCTTAAGACCACGAGTCTTAGCTGTAACACTTGTCTTCTCGATGGTGAAACCCATGTCATTGAATGAATCACCTTCACCAGTTGCAGTAGCCATGCCACCACTTGTTCCACCAGGTGTTTCGGCACCGTTAGCAGAGAATGCAGTTGCTGGCTCTGTAAGACCGAGAGCTTCTGTATCATCTGTACCGATCTTTGCACCACTTGGGCTAGATGTAGCATCGTTGTAGCGAGCCTTCATTGCGAAGATGAGACCAGTTGGGCCAGACATTGGCTGGACACCGGCTACATCATAAGCGATGAGATTAGGCATTGCACGACGCACAAGAGAGATAAGAACTGGATCGAACTTATCAATTGAACTTACAGTTTGATTATTTTCAGAGATGAAAGAGTTTTGTGATCTTTCTTCCATGAGAGCCTTCTCGGTATTTTCGAGAAGCTTAGTAGTGACGGCTTTTCTGTGCGCGTCTTGGAAAGCAGGTGCATCAGCATGGTTCAGTACTGGTGCCCACTTTTTCATTTGTTCTTCTGTATTAAACATAATAGTTTTTTCTATGTTGTTGTTTTAGTTGGGATTATTTTTTTGATAGAGCTTCTACATATGCTAGCATATGTGCAGGAATTACCTTCTTGGTTTCTTCCTCGCCCTCGATGATTATTTCTGTATCTTCAGAAGAATCCTCTTCAAGAGTTTCTTCTTTTGTTGCTGTTTCTTCTTTACCTTCAAAGATTGAATCCTTGACGACTGATGCTTTCTTAGCAAATGATTCCTTCGATCCAAATTCAACACCTTCTAGAATAGATTCTAGCTTGTGTGATTCTGTTTCAGAAAGGTCTTCACTTAGTTCAGAGATGACGGCTGCTCTTTCGAACTGCTGTATTTGTTCTTGAAGAGAAGCGATTTCAGATTCAGCAGTTTCAAGTTTCTCAGATGTTTCTTCAGAAACAGTTGTTAGTTCAACAACAAGATCTTGCTTTTCTTCTGGGACATCGATGTAATTCTCAACGAATACATCTTTAAGTGATGTCATGAAGCTTTCTGCGATTTCTGTACGAAGAGTATTCTCAACTTGTTGAGTATTTTCTTCCATCCAGCTTTCTACAACGTAGGAAAGATAATCATCAATTCGAGTGATGAGACTTTCACGGACAGATTCAACTTCTTCATTTAGATCTGAGTTATACTTTTCTTCGAGTTTTTCTTGAATCTCAATACTTCTTTCAGCAACAGTTGCTTCGAAAAGTGTTGCAGCTTCAGTCTTGAAATCTTCTGTAAGAGATGATTCATTTTGAAGAAGTGTATCGAGTGCTTCAGAAACCTTTTTGGCTTTCGCTTCTTTGGTTTCTTCTTTGTCCTCGTCTTCTTCTTCTTCAACTTCTTCTTCTTCTTCTTCAGACTCTTTCTTAGACTTAGATTTGGTGGATTCTTCCATCTCATCCTCGTCTTCGTCTTCATCCTCGTCTTCGTCTTCGTCTTCGTCCTCTTCAGATTCGTCTTCGTCTTCTTCTTCCTTTTTTACGGCTTTCTTTTCACCGAGGAGAATTGACTTGATGGAATCATCAAAGGATGCTTCTTGCTCTTCAGAGACTTCAGGTAGATCCTGTACAAGCTCTTCATTAGCAATAAGCTGTTCTTCAGAGACATCTTCAATGATATCTTCTAGTTCTGTGTTTTCTTCTGACATAGCTTTATTATTTTAATGATTAGAGTTTGGAGAGGAAATCTCTAAAGACTCTCTTCTGAGCTTCTGCAAGCTGAGAGCTAGATGCTTTTTTAATTTCAGTCTCATATTCTTCAATTTGCTGAGGTTTCAGAATACCGTTTTCATAAATCCATTCTACACCTTCCATAATTCCGTTAACGAATGCTTCTGGTGCACTTGGATCTTGTACGATATCAATAGTGGAGAGCATAAAATCGCTCTTCACATATGATTTATTATTCCTGCTTTCAACTGTTCCCATACCACGACTTGAGACACCCAACTTACATCCACCTTCCATAAGTCCTTTCACTATATTACCCATCGGTGTATTTAGTATGAGTGCCTTTCCAACAACATTATTACCTTCAAATTTTAATGAGGTAATTCTGTGCGAAACTTTATCAAGATTGATAGCGGGGCCTTCTGGGTGATTCAATTCACCGACGGCTCTTCCTGCTTCAACCTGCTCCTTAACATATTTGTTAGTTGCTGCTTCTAGAACAGCTTTAGGATAAATTCTATTGTTGCGATTTTGTTGCTCCGCTTGCATGAAGATACCTTCGATGAAAGTATTCTTGTTACCTTTCTCGTCTTTCTCAATGAGAAAGTCAAGGTTTGAATCTAAATGTTCTGTGATTAGCTTCATATTATGATCTTTTTTTCATACCTTTAAGAAAGGCATCAACTATGGATTGTTTTAAATCATAATCAAGATCTGATTTCATGAGTTTACCTATGATCGGTTCAAAAAGTTTTTCAACAGCTTTACTCTTTTCAGCATCGGAAGAACCTTCAAGTTCCTTTTCCATTTTCTTCGCCTTTCCCTCGGCTGCTTTCATGTCTTTCTCAAATTGAAGGATCACCTTTCGAGCAGCTAATACTGTTTTAGCAGCGTCGGCGAAACCAGCGATACTGAACTCGTTAAGTTCAGAAGTTTCTTCTCCAAGGAGAACTTGTTTTGATAACTTTAGTAAGTCTTTCATATTAGCGAACGTAAAAGAATTTACCTTTCTCTTTAACCTGTCCGCCATTTGCTTTAGCATATGCTTTGGCTGCCTTTAAAGACTTAAATGATTCGGGTTTCTTGATTGTAGGTTGAACAGATACTTCTACCTCTTCTACTACTTCTACTTCCGCTTCCACATCTTCTATGATTTTTTCTTTAAAATCATATATAGATTTTGCTTTATTTTTCTTCGCCATAATTGTTATATTTGGTTAAATTTATTTTTTTATTTGGAATTGGTAGATTCAGTTACAGGTTGATTATAGATATCAGCTGCAACTGATACCCTTTTAACATCTTTCGCCTGGTCAAATTTTACCT